TGTAAGCGGATAGCGGATAACGAGGATGTGGACTCCATAGAGCTCTCAGTCTTGGATGTACCTGCAGACGGAATGGCCAGTGCGTGCTTTTGCAATACAGGGGGGACAACAGTCCCTACGACCATTGCATACAGGGAAGCTTACGATTTCACGTCTTCTCATAAAAGGCTCATGGATTCATATAAAATAGACAGGGCAGGGTATTACTCAAGGGCGTCGAAAGAGCTGGATATAGTAAAGGACAGGTACAACCATCTAAACGCCGTATTAACCAGGTATCAGAAGAAAGGTGCTTTATAATGCCCGGGATTGATATAAAACTCTACAGCAATACGGATAAATACGAGGATTTGCAGGAAATCAGTGAGCTAATGAAGTCCACGGTTTTGGATAAAAACCCGGCGTCTGAGTTAGAGGTAATGGGGAATAAAGCTGTAAAATTTATGCTGACCTCTATCGGAAGCGACGCTCTTGCCCCTGAATATGGCGGTCGATCGATGTTTATAATGAGTATGAGCAGGGAGTATTTGCCTAAGTTCAGGTTGGAAGTCGAGAATGATTTAAGGCGTTGCACGGATTTTATCAAGGGATCAGAAGTGGATTTGCCAGCAGGGACAGAAAAGTTATCCAATATTCGTTTAAAGGGTATTGATTACAATTATAATATTAGTCCTTCCAGAATTGATGTGTATATTGAGATAGTTACCACGAAGAAGAATAAAGCCCTGGTGTCTTTTGGTAAGGACGTTTCTTAATTGTGTAACTGTGCATTTAACTAACTAACTAATAAACTAATCCATCAAAAATCAATAATACAAGGAATTGAAAGTATATGCCCGGCGTACAATTTACAAAAGACGACGTAGAAAAAGCAAAGGAATTTATCCTGCAATATTTGCGGGACTCAGGTTACTCTGGGAGCCTAGAAGATGGTACTGCTGTATACGATGTTCTTATTAAGGGCTTTTCTTTGCTTTATGCCATGTTTGAGCAACAAGCAAATAAGGCTTCTGGGTACTTAAGCCTGGCTAAGGCGGAAGAGTATAAGGATATATTGGGTGATGAGTATGCCACTGCTGTAGACGCTATATTAAGTAACTGGTTTGTTACGAGGAAGGAAGGTAGTCCTACTAGCGGGGTATTACGGTTGTGGTTCTCCAAGCCTAGTGATTTTCTGCATTTTACTACGTCGGAAGCGGATTTTAAATATAATGAATCACTGTTTACGGTAGATAAGGAGTACGTATTTACGGAGCAGGATTTTACCTTAGTTATTAATAAGCCGCAAAATAAAGAAGAATACTATGTGGATGTCGATGTGTCATCTAATGACAATACATATTTACCTATAAAAGCCGCTGAAACTTTTAATACCTATATAAACAATATATACTTTATCAGGGCTGAGGCCTTAAATGATTTTATACCGGGCATAGACAAGGAAAATTCCGAAGAATTTATAGAACGAACAAAAAAAGCTATTACTACCAGGGAACTTATTACTGATAGAGCTATTTATACTGTTTTATTGGAAGAGTTCGACGATGTAGAGTCTGTATATGTGGCGGGGCATGGGGCACCTGAACAGTTAAGGGACGTTGTTGAGTTTGAGAATACCCAGGTTCATGTAGGTAACAAAGCGGATATATATGTATATTCAAAAATGTTTAAGCTTATCGGTAGCTATACATTAGAGGAAGATGGCGTAGTTTATATTTCAGGAATCAGTAATTATACTGGGCATATCTCAGATATTCTGAAAGTTAATCGCGGGGATGAAGTTTTAGATTTTGAAATAGATGTTTATGAACATGATTGGCTATCAAACGAAGCCGATATAAAGATAATGGTGCCGGGGGCTGTAACAGGTGATCAATTAGATATTACGTATATTTACAATCCGACAATAGGTAAAGTTCAAGATTTTATTTACTCAGATTTAAATCGCGTAACGTGTTATGATCCTTTGGTTAAATCTATGCACCCTATAATATTAAGCTTTGATTTAACCCTGGATGCAAAACCAGAATACGATTCGGATTTATTGATATCAGATACTAAAAAGGCCATTGCCGGGTATATACAAAGTTTGGATTTTAAAACACCGTATACAGAATCTTTATTTATTCAGTATTTGCATAATAATGTAAAAGGTTTCGATCAGATAATGCTCCCTATCCAGGTCAGTTATAGGTTATTTGATGAAAAAAATAAGCTTGTGTTGACTGGTCAATGTGGATCTAAATTCAGTCTACCTGTGACTGCTGATATGTCAAAACAGATAACAGATGATTCAGTTAAATTCTACACGGATATTGATTTTATAACAGTTAATTTGTTAGATAGTTAACGAGTTAATTAAGGCGGAATATGTCTATTAATAAGTATGTCAATACGCAAGCTATGACTGCAGAATCACTTATCATGGGAGATACCCATGACTATGGGGCGACGTCAAAAGCTCTGTTGTCAGCATTAGGTGATTATTGGTCTGATTATTTTAGTGATTTAGATAACCTAGTATCCGCTGCAACTGGTGCCGAGGTTTTAGTATCAGAATCGTATAATAAATTGTTGGATTTTGTATTATCTTCTAGTCTCCTTCAAATACCTGTTAAGAAACCAGTCACATACAACCTTATTGTTTTTAATGAGGAAGACTTTTGCCCAGTGATTGACGAAGCAGGGGACGTTGAGTGTTACACAGTAAAATCCCCAGGCATTAGATCTTTAGAGTATTTAGTCTCAACTTTGTTTGAACCGAATATTGTACTCGAGGACGGCGTACATTATGAAGTAGATTACTCCAAAGAGGTAATCAATTTTTACGTAGACCTCTTTAATGATAAAGATATATTTGAACAATCTTATACATATAATAGCCAAAACAGTAAAAAAATATTGCTTTGGGCTACTAATTTAGCTTTAGTAGAAAGCAATATTTATGAAAGATTTGGTAGGTATCTATACACCAATAATGTGGATAGTGAAGACTATCGGTGGTTGGTAACAGCACTTATGTATTTTTATGTAAATGCAAAGAGTGCTGCCAGGATTGAAACTGTCGTAAATGTTTTGTTCGGACTACCGTTTTCTCGTACTCCTGGTGAGGTAGTGTCGGAGATTTTATATGTTGATAAAAATGATTCACCTGTAGCTCACGCTGGGTTTGCTGATTATTATAAAATAGTTACGAATTTTAATTCATACTACGCCCCTATCTTTACAGACTTATTAGTGACTGTTGGCCAAGCACTTGCCAATTACCAACTTTTAGCTAAATTAAATGTAGTTGAAGATTATATAACCAATCCAGATTGGTATGATAATTCGCGTTTTCCGTATGAACTATTGACTGACTATAGACACCCGGAATTTATAGAGTGGTGTGAGAATAATGATGAATTTTCGGAATATTCAAAGTATCTTAATGAAGAGTATGATAGTAGTATTAGTTTTAATAATACAAGATACTATGTAGGGCTTGAACCAGTAGTCAATACATATGAAGGAAAAAGCCCCTTTTCCGAGGTGATTTGTTCATCAACAAGTACCGGGTTTCAGAAAAATTTATATGATATATTAGATAATGTATTAAAATATAATATTCTACATTTTTATTTAGAGTTAAATTTTGATAATTACGATTTTTATACAAAAATTAAAGATGATTTATACAGTATAGTTAGACCTGGTTTACCAGTATATTTATATCCTTTCATCGAAACAATTTTTAAAAGTGAATTTTACGATGGATTCTTAATAGAAACGAATAAAATTTTCAATGATGCAATATTAACGGGTTTTAATGACAGACTGTGTTCCTGTTTAGGGAGATTATACGATTCAAACCATAAGTATAATGAATTTTCATATTCAGCGTATTTTAATTCTGTACCTGAGTATAATGGTAGTGATTATTACGACAGCTCTTTAGAGTTTGAATTTTATTATTCATGTAAAAGTGATAGCTGCGAGCATCGTGTATCTAATGCTTATGATGATAATTATGAATTTTCGGAAGTTTATTTGGGTGGACTTGTGTACTCAGGGGAGGTTGTATTTTCAGGGAGTGAAAAATATGATTATAAGTTAATAAAAGTCGATAATGACTATGAGCATAATCTAAGTAATACATTTCAGCATTTTGATGAAGTTAAGCATATAACTGATGGTTGTCCACAGATAGATTTGATTTCAAGTGATATTGATAATTTTATAAGCGGAACATCTTATAATGCTTCTATTAACTACAAAAGTATACATACAGATTTTTTAAGTTATGATAGAGTGAATTACAAGACAAATCATTATAATGATGAATTGCATTATAGGGGTTTTGAAGATTACCGCCCAAGGGCAGTTTTGTTGGATGCTTATGATTCAAGTAATACGTATGCTATAGATACTAGCATTAGCAATTACTACACAAGTTATAAACACCAAGATAATATGTATGCTATAGGTCGTAGAAAAAACGGCGATTATTTTTATATTTAAGCTTAATTCGGTAGTAGCTATGCCTCATTATTTTATAAATAAGTCACGGAGTTTTTATGCAAAAAATTTCATATAATGATGCTTTTGGTAGAGCGGTTGGTCTTTTTAAATTAGTTGGACGCAATCGAAATGGCGATATAGTGCTTGATTACAGCGATAATAATATGATTGTTACTGTAGCTAAAAGCGTTATGGCCAGAGTTATAAGTGATCCGAGTGCTGATGGTTATATCATTTCTAAAATAGGTATTGGTGAAAATGGCGACGGTCCTAATCTTGATGATACCTATTTAACTAACTCATTCACTAATGATTTAATAGGTAGTTCGTTCCCTGAATCAGGCCAGGTTAAATTTGATTGGTTTATAGATTATTCTGAAGCGAATGGTTTAGAAGTACGGGAGTTTGGACTATTAACTGCAAATGATACACTATTTGCCCGTAAAACTAGAGGTGTTATTACAAAGGATGATGACCTTTCTTTAGAGGGTTCTTGGACTATAATTTTTTAATGATTGATTATATAATACAAAGGAAAGGTATTTATGTCTTATAGTTATGCTGGAAACGATAATTGGAAAGATAATGTTTACATTATCGAAACAACTGATCCTGTGCAGGGCGGTATTGATGGCGTCGCTAATCTTGGCGTTAAGAACGTAGCTGATCGTACTATCTATTTAAAGAATCTGATTAACTCATTGCAGAGCACGGTTGCTAATATAGACACTGTCAGTTCTGAAGAGGTAGTAGGGCTAAGAAATGCTGTAGATTTGGACTGGCTTTATAATCAAAATCGTATAGCCTTTGAATTTTTTGATTCTGTGTATACATTAATGGATACTCAGGATAAAATAGGGGGCGTATATACTGTTAATGAAGATGATTCTATTGATATCGAGGATACTTCGCAACTGCAGATTGGTCAAGAATATGTCATTACTGATGGCGTAAATACTATTACAGTAGTTGTAGCTGAGATATTTTCTGGTACTCGGTTTCGCGCAGAAAATCCTGTTTCGATAAATATGATTGATGCTGAGCTTATGCGCACTAATTTTGACATTAGTGGAGAAGGAGCTACTGCGGAATCCGGTGATTTTTATTTTGCTAATGATATCAATCTGGATAATAGCACAGACGCGGCGATTATTGTTCGTCATACGGGGGCGCCTAGCGACATCCGTATTTTTTATCAGGATAGCGAACATAGTAGTTGGACTGAGGTTTTTTGGAAGTGGCATCGTGATCTTGGGACCGGTGAGATCGACGTAGAGTACGTTCTGCCTGCTAGAGGGTACTTCGATCTTAAGGTTGAGTGCGAAGCATCGTCTAGTATAGATTTGAGTCATATTGTCTGCGTAGGTTCTGACACCGGTTTGAAGGGCACGCACCACGCACCGGAAACACCAGTTAACGTAGCTCCTGCGGATGGTGCGAATGAGCTGCAGGAGACTCCCACCATGCAGGGAAGCTCTTATAATAGCTTGGTAGGTGCGGATCAATTTGCTTTGCAAGTGCAGGTTAGCACGGATGAGGCTGATTTTTCCTCGCCGGTGCATGACTCCGATACTCAGCCAGCTGGCACTAGCTACAATATGCCTCGCGGTGTGCTGAGTACTGGCACCACTTATTATTTTCGTTTGCGTTATCAGGATGTAGAAGGCACCTGGTCTGAATGGTCCACGCCTACTTCGTTTGTTACTGCGGCGTCGTTTGAATATGTCATGACTCCGACAAATGTTTCTCCTGATAATGGAGCAGCAAGCATCCCGGAGCAGCCGACACTAAGTGCAACTGATTTTGAGACTGATGGCTTTGAAAAAACTTCGCTCTCAGATGGCACTACGGATTTATGGACCAATTCCGGGACTACCAGCGGAGAATATTATTATACCGGTTCTGCTTTAGGTGGTAAGCCATCGGCTGTGTATGCTAACGGTATACGATTGACTGAAGGGGAACTGGGTAGTCTGGCTAACGGCGAATGGGCTTTTGGTGACCAGGACTCTATTGACTCCAACACCGTATATATCAAAACTGCGGACGGAGATCCGGATGCTCAGGCTGCGGATTATGTCCAGGCCGGCGAGGTTCATATTGCATCGCAGTGGCAGATCCGCACTAGCAGCGGGGACTACAGCAGCCCGGCATATGATTCCGGGGAAGTCGATGATTTGACCACGCATGTGGTTCCGGCTGGTATCTTGGAAGAAGGGCAGAACACTTACTACTTCCGAGTCCGGTATAAGAGCGAAAACATCGGACTTTCCGAATGGTCGTCGGAAACGAGTTTTACCACTAAGGAGATGTTTGCTCAAGTATTTGGTATTGCTCTGGAGTCTACCGGTGGAGGCGCTGGAAGCTGGCAAAACATTGACGGAGACGGGAATAACGCTTCTTTGGGCACGACTGATTTTAATAATCACGCCATTTGGGGCGGCATCGAAGACGTGACAATCGACGGCCAGGACACGGTCAAGATTCCCAAGTTCTACGTCAAGCAGGATGTGGCTCCTGCTGGATCGGATCAGGCTGGGAATAAATGCTGGTGGGTTTCAGATAATCCCATCGACGGCTATGTTGTTCACCCTGCGTTCATGGATGGTGGAGCAGAGATTGACCAGGTCTATGTCGGTAAATACGAATGCACGGATGACGGCGGGACCAAAGCCGGGTCCGTGTCCGGGGTGTCTCCGCTGGTCGATATTGATTTCCCGACTATGCAGACCCGCTGTGAAGCCCGCAACGAGGCTAACGGCGGTAATACCGGGGTTGACGGTTTTCATCTGTGGAGCATTTATGAATTGAGTGCCGTGCAACTGCTGGCTTTAATTGAGCTGGGTACACCGGATGCGCAGTCCGCCATCGCTGAAGGCAACGTCAATAGCTCCTCAGCACAGAACACCGGAGCCACATCCGCGGTTTGGCGGGGAATCTACGAACTGTGGGGTAATGTGCGCCATTGGACCGACGGTCTGAGTTTGGACGGCGGTCACCAGGTCAAGATCTGGGATATCGAAGGTAACCGTACTTTTGTGTCCACCGGTATCAACACCACTAGCTCCGACGGCTGGGGTATTACGCTGCATGATGAAACCGGGGCAGACTTCAACCTCGGCTTGATCTTTCTCCCAAAAACAACAGACAGCACCGAAGGCAACGGCACCTTGGCGGATTATCTTTACGCCAGCGATTCAGGCGAAGATAATGTCTGTACTCACGGCGGCGCCTGGAGCGACGGCTCGAAGGTTGGGCTGTTCGATTTGGACTTGCACCACGAGGCTTCGAATTCGTACACGTACATCGGCGGTCGCCTCGGCAAGTGGTAATCTGTCATCTGTACACTGGAAATCTGGTCCGCCCCGCGATAGCGGGGCGGTAGTAAAAACTAAATAGGAGAAATTATGGAACTTGGAAAATATGTTGATTTCCCGGCGTTGCCCGCCCTGGGCCTGGACGCGACGAGCGCGGATCTGCCGGCAAGTGATCTACGCAGAGAGGTCAAAATTTACAAAGTACCTGCAGAAGTAAGCACTGACCAATATTATATTAGTATCACTGATGCTGGAGGTGTGGAAGAGGTTCCACCCAGTCGATCCAAAGACAATGTTTTGCTTTGTCAATACAGTTTGGGAGCTGATGGTGACGTATCTATAAAATATCTGCATGAGGAGCTTGAAAATGCCTAAGATAAAGAGTGTGCAACGTAAAAAAACTGTGGATGAGCGTATTAAGGAGCTGCAAGATCAGGCTAAAAATAAAAAAGACGAAGGTCGGAAGTTGACAGTGGCGGAATTGGAAGAACGTATAAATCTTTTGGAACAAAGGGTTTTCGGCGTGTGAGTTTATCAAAGCTTAAGATTTTAGCTAAATTAGAAGAATTGGATAGTTACTCTCATCGAGTTTTGATTCAGTATCCAAAGTATGAGAAGCATGTTTTGGCTGCTGAAATTAGGAATACTCTTGCTCAACTTATAAAGCTCACAATTAGGACGGGTAAAAAGTATTACAAGAAAACTACTCTTCAGGATTTGGATATAGAAGTAGAATATTTAAGGTCTTTAGTACGTAAATCTCATAAATTAAAATATATTAATGATCATCGCTATAAAGTTTGGAGTTCACACATAAATGAGATTGGCCGTATGGTCGGTGGTTGGATGAAAAATATTTAGGGCAATCGCTTGTTAACGGCGGCAACTGGAGCAACGGCTCGAAGGCTGGGCTGTTCTATTTGAACTTGAACAACGAGGCTTCGAATTCGAACACGAACATCGGCGGTCGCCTCGCAAGCGAAAATTTGGCCAGAAGGCGCATTCGTACGCGGCTGCGTCCAGTGCCCATTCACTTGGGGTGGTTGTCCTGCCTTGTATTAAAGGCAAATATAAATAGGCCGGGGCGGTGAGTAGTGACTGTGGCAAACATAGCACGAAAATGGCTCCGGCTTAAAATATACTGGAGGTATGGTGCCTAGGACACATGGAGGTCTATGGCTTGATATTGTTGATTGGAGTAATTTATTGTGTGCTTACTACGAAGCCAGGCGGGGCAAGAGATACAATCCCGAGGTGTTGCGGTTTGAAGAACACCTTGAGGAAAATATAACCAACATTCAAAATCATTTAATTTGGCATACCTGGCAGCCGGGTCCCTGGCGTGAATTTTGGGTGTATGATCCCAAATCCAGGCTCATCCAGGCCCCGCAGTTTGAAGACAGGGTGGTGCATCATGCTTTAGTGGACGTAGTAGGGCCGCTTTTTGAACGTAAGATGGTAAAGGATAGCTGCGCTTGTAGACGGGACAAAGGAACGCATTACGCTGTAACCCAAGTTCAGCGACAACTTAGGATTGCTAAAAGAAATTGGGATCGGGTCTATGTACTTCAGGCTGATATATCGAAATATTTTCCTAGTATTTCTCATGATATATTGCTTCGAATATTGTCTAGGACAATACAAGACAAAGATGCACTATGGCTCTGTGAACAGATCATCAGGTTGTACAGGTACAGTGGTTGCGGCATTCCGGTAGGTGCTTTGACTAGCCAGTTATTTGCCAATGTTTATCTGGATCAGCTGGATCATAAGATCAAGGACGCTTGGGGTGTAAAGCACTATGTACGATACATGGATGACTTTGTGATCCTGGGTAAAAGCAAAAAAGAGTTGTGGGAACTGCTGACTAGGGTAGAAAAGTACTTAGCTAAAGAGTTGCAACTAGAATTGAATCCTAAAACTCGTATTTATCCAGCTAATAACCAAATGATTAATTTTGCTGGATATCGGATTTGTGCTACGCATATGCTGCCCAGGAAGCGGAATATAAAACGGGCTAGGCAGCAGTTTCGACAGATGTCTCAGCGTTTTGCTCACGGTGAAATTGGCTTTGATTACGTCGAGCCCAGGGTTATGAGTTTTTTAGGCTATGTGAAGCATTGCAATGCTTGGAAAACTACGTCATCAGCGTTAACTGAGCTGCGGTTGAGTAGAAATAAACAATTTTGTTAAATTAAATATTATTTAATATGAGGATGAAAATTAATTTATGACAAAAACAAATAGAAGTACTAAAGATATGCAGCCTGGAGGAAGTGCTTCTTGGTTGCTTACTGTGTATGAAAAAGCTGTGAAAGGTATTCGTATACATTCACTGCCTAAAAAAGAAGACGGAGTTTTACAGATAAAAACTCCGTCTCTCTTAGAACAGGCTTATGTTATGCGTCGTAAGCAGGGTCCTTCTAACTCCGGGTAATTAAGCGGCCGGCTGGCTGTTCTCGATACCCCAGAAAACCCGGAACATATTACATATTTCATGATCGTCAAAGACGTCCAGCTTCGTCAGACATATCATGTATTGACGCTGTACCGACGTCTCAGCTTCTCCTACTCTCTCGTTAACGAGATCCAGGCTAAGAGGTATCGGGCCCAGACGATACTCAAACTCGGTATCCTTCAAAAGTTCCGTAGCTCCCTTTATAACTATTTCATTTTCGTTTTCTTCGATCAGCTCCCCTACCACTACCACTTGCGAAAGCTGAATAATCGCCAAGGTGTTCTCTTTCGTCATCTTTCATACTCCTGTAATTGAATTTTGCCATACTCAGTCTTTCTCTGAGCAGGTCGTTGTTTAAGTCGAATTTCGCGGCTAACTTCGGCTGCGCGATGTACCATGCGAATTTGGCTAAAAAATAAGCGTCACACACGTCATCCGTCATCTGCTTTTTACCAAGCCCCATGAGCTCATCACTTTCCTCGCAGGCCTTATTAACCACGGACTTTTTCCCTGAACTACCACTACCAGTTGCAAATTTTTTAAGTTTCTTAGGCTCTATCAATATTATGTTTCCGAAGCTCTTAACCAGGCCAAGTTTTAGGACCCCGCCAAGCTCCCCTATGGTGAATGCCAGGTTTTGGCTATCGTACGAATAATTTTCATAACAGATTATGGGCAGACCTGACTTATTGGGCAGGCATAGCTCTATATTGGAAATTACATAGTCGGTTATTTCTTGGTAGCGCAGGAGCCCCGCGTAAATGCCCTTGGCTTTGTCTGTGCTTGGTCTGTGCTTCGTATTGAAGCAGTGGACGAGTTTTCCTTCTGCGTCCAGCACAACACCGCCTGTGTTTGTAATTGAGGGGTCTATGCCTACGAAGTAGGACACTGTTCAGACTCCGCGACTTTAGCTTTTACTCGGTCAGACTTTTTCTGGTTCTCCATCCAGACGTTGAATCTTATATTTTTAATGTCTTCGCCTACCCTTGGAAGTATGGCCTTGCCTGTGGAGGATTTTACGTATTCATTTCTACGTCCTGATTCAAAGGCTAGGTCTATTTGCTGTTTAAATGTGCCGTAGTTAAAATAGATCATATTTCCGCAGTATATGCAGCTCCAGGTCTTAGGCATGACACAGTGCTGCCAGTATTTTTTACCGCACTTATGACATGTTTCCCTCGGGAAAACCGTGAAACTTCCATATTTACTACTTTTATTGGCCGCCTTATGTTTTTTCATTCATACCCCTTCGTTTAAATGTATTATCTAAAAAAAAATGCGTTGCCATATTATATTGGCAACGCATTTTTTATTAAGGGACAAAGTTAAATAATATTACACAGCAACACCAAATTCAAGAGCATTTTCTACTCTTGAGGAAAAGTCTACAACTGACTCATTTGAGTCCTTATACTTCTTCAATTCGTTAAATGCTTCTTCGCATAAGGATCGGTCTATGTTTCTGTACGCAGTGCTCTTCAGCTTATTCTTTACCGAGTTAAGCTTTTTAAGCACCAGGCCTTGTTTTTCCGATACAGAGTTTATATAGGCAATCTTGCCGTTTATATACTGCTCGAACTTGGCAAGCTGTATCTGCAGCCTGGTATTGTGGTTAAAAGGCTTGTTGATGATGTCGGCGGGGTACTTTTTGAAGAACTTTTTCACTTCTTCGTCCAGGCCATTTACACAGCAATTAAACAGCAGGGCACGCATACGCTCGTATTCGTTTTTCTCGATCCTTTTCTGCTTGTTAACCACTACTCCGAGCAACTTCTGATTCCGCTTGGGGTGATTGCTCGGTACTTTGTTCCAATCGTGTGTCAAAAACCGCGCCTTGCGAAGAATCTTCTTGGCTTGGGCTTCGTATTCGTAGATGAAATTTATATCAATTTCACCGTCCAGGGCGAGGTATACGTTGTCGCAGTACCGTTTGAACATATATTGTGCTCCGGGGTATTTTTCGGATAGGGATTTCAAGAGCCCCTTAAGTTCTCTGTCAAAGAACACGTACCCGACCAGGTTGGATAACTCGCCGCTTATACAGCTTCCTTGTTGTAGGGTTTGCCGACCGCCAGTATGCACTGTGCAGTACCAGGCTACCAGCTTTGCACCTTCCTCTCCGTACCCGAAGTATTCGAGAGTTTCCTTTATATGCCGAAAATCGATATTGTCGAAATACTTACGTATATCGAACTGAATGAGCCATTTCCAGCCCACGAATTGTTCAACAGCTTCTCGGACGTTAAGTCCTTTTCGATAGGCCCAGATGTGGTCGTACTCTTCCGGTGTAAGATTTGCTTCCAAAGCCAGGTGCGGTTTCAATTTCCTTTGTATATACCCCAGCGTAGATTCATCTGATTGATAAACTACTCTGCTTTTCCCGGGTATATTTATTTTTTTCACCAGATCGTTTTTGTGTTTTCGTGTATAGCTTAGTTTATACGGAGGTATGGAAAGTCTGGACCCCAAACTGTACCAGTCCGTTACAAAGCTATTCGGATTCTCAAAAACGTCGGTGCTGAATTTATTTATTTTCATGGCTGCCTCCTAATCCACTATGTATTTATTAAATATTGCTTCTTCACATTTCTGGTACAGGTTTATTATCCCCTTCGGAATTTCCGAGTCAGAGTCAGTAGGTTTATTCAGGCTACCGTAAGCAGTCGCAGTGCGGCGGTTGGTTATTACGTCCAAGTCACTTCTAAATTCTTTTGGCGTGTAATAATAACCGTAGGCGCACACAGCACACACTTTGATAGCACAATTATTAGTGAAGTACGCCCACCGTCTTGTCGAATTCATGTTGAATTTCGCGCCAACAAACTCTATCTCGAACCTGTCACTAAAGTAATAAAGCGGTGTGTCTGCTTTGAGATTTTTAAATGGTAAAATCAGGTAGTTGGACCTGAACATTTTATGGAAGTATTCGTTCTTGGCTTGTTGGTCCTCAGTCATATTTATCTGCTGCATGTTTTTAAAGAATGGGCTTTCCATCTCGACTACTGCGAATGCCGGGAAAATCTTGGGCAGCTTCCTTTTATTGTCTTCATAGTAAAACCAGTTCTTATCCACGAAAAACATATTCCACATGGTGCAATAGTGGGCGTCTTCGTTGGTAATTTCGCCTTTTTTGAGAGTTACCTGGGTCAGTACGGTGTCCAGATTGTCAGGGTTGAATATATCAGCGTTGTCCTTTCCCTGATCGGGCCTGATTTCGACATTACCGGAGCTGAATAACTGGGCTACTTCCCCTCTGTCTGGATTTAGCGTTTGCGTTTCTTCCAACATACTGTCTCCTTTGTTAGTTTGTTTGTTTTGTTTTGTTTGGCTACTTATTCTGGCGTATAATAATGCTTCGAAATAGGTAAAATTTAAGGCGCAGCTTGCTATTAAAAACTTATAACAAAAAAGGATTAAATTTATGATTCAAAATTTATATAATTTAGGTGAGTTGGATATTAAAAACATTTATTAGGAGCACTGAAATGATCAATATAGTAGATCAGAATATAGATAAGAGTCAGAAAATTTTGGTTAAAGCTGCGAATCAGTTGGAAAACAAGGACTTCGCAAATAAGCTGCCGGAATTAATAAGTAAAATTCAAAACGAAGCCGGCATGGACAAAACTGCGTCTGATACTCATTCGGTTTATGCCTACCCCGAGAAAGAGAGATTCCCGGTAACAGACAAAGAAAATACATTAATCAGCAAGGTTTATTTCGATTACCAAAAGTCGGGCATGGATAAGGAAGCGCGGGAATTGGTAGAAGGCAAGCTGGATGTATTTTTGAATCTTTATGAGATACCTTATTCTCTTTTTGAGACTCATTCTGAGAAGACTGCGAGTAATAAAAGTGGGAATGCCGTAGCTAAAGCGTCTGAAAATTCTACTGAGAACGAGTTTTACCTGCTGCCTTCAATGAATATGTGCAAGGTCGCGAGTAAAGAGGATCTGCAGGACGCAGTTGATACTTTTGTCAAGGAACACAAGAAATTGGATGTAATGCGGCGTGTAGAGTTCTCAGAGAACTTCGTAAAAGCGGCCACCAAACTTGATTTTGACGAATACCCCACGCAGATAGCTAAGTATGCGGGGCTTATGGATACTGACCGTGTAAACTTGAATTCCATGCTGGAAGCTAGGGCCGCTGCTGCGAGTAGGAGTGGTCAGGATGGGAGTGTGTATAGGGAGTTGGCTTCTTCTATGAAGGAAGTTGAGGATCCAAGCAAAGAAGAGCTCTCAAAACTGGCCAGCGTAATCCATAATCTGGATGAGGACTTCGGATTTACAACGTCTGAATATGACAATCTGCTGCCGAATGCCTACCTGACGGTTTTTAATAAGCAAGCGGGAGACTTTGCCAGTTCCGAAGAAGATGTGTCAGCTGCTGAGATTGTTGCCAGGTATGGAGAGGAGTCGTTGGAGGCCGTCGAAGATGAGGATGGCAACATAGATATTGAAAAATTGAAAAATTTGGAGAGGGTCCATGGCGGAACAGCAGAGTAGGACTTTAACTTACACTGAGGATAATGTTCTCAATGCCCATCCGTACGACATATATTCTGATCTTAATATTAAGTACGGTTTTGAGAATTGGGCGGAATGGGAGCCAGAGGTACTTCTCAGTACAATATTCGGGAGTAGCCTGGACAGCGTCGATGCACCTGTCCAGGACAAAATATCGGCGGTGCATTCACTGGTTATTAACGCGCCTCTCGTACTGAGTGAGGCTTTCGCCTTTGAGAAAGTCATAAACGCCTTTAACAATAATCATTGTATTGTTGATGCCATACAGCCTTTATACGTTGAAGAACTTATGTACGGAATAAGACAGATACAGAAAATACTGTGTCATATAGGGGATTTGAAAGACTCAGACATTACTTTTGAATCGGAAGTCCCTGGGTATGTAGCGGCGATAGGCAGATACCGGGATTGGGTTGTGCTACCCAAGCCGCTTAGTTTCGCTCAAAACGTCCTTAACTACTTGAACGGTATTTCTGAAAAGTCTGAACGGCTTAAGGAAAATAAGGATATGTTGGAGTGTGCCATGAGCATGGTCGAGGATATGGATTTGACTGTGGGAAGGGATGCCGATGCCAATGTCGATGCCGAAGAGTTTACTAAGCTTGAAAAATATTCAGATAAAGAATTTCTTCCCGGGCTTATAAAGAGAATAGTCGGATCGTATGTGTTTGACCCTACCATGTCTTTTTTGAAAAAGAATAAATCTGATAAACAGTAAATGCGTTTTATAAATGAAGGAAATAAAGACAGCATTATCCAGAGCAGATATAGCTCAGAAAATATTGAAATTACAGGGGGAAAAATACTCACTTAAAGATTACCCGATGTTTGTTGATATATTCAATTCCAATGCGAATAGGAAACTAATGCGTTCGGGCAGGCAGGTATCCAAGACAGTTACTTTGTCTGCGAACATCATATCGGACGTAGCTACTACGCCGTATTACCCGGTAATCTATGCCAATTCGTCCGCGCAGCAAACCCAGTCGTTTTCAACGTCCAAACTGGATCCTTTCCTGATTCATTCTCCGATAGTTTATCATAATCTGATGAAGTCCAAGCACGTAATCAATAACGTGTATAATAAGAGGCTTAAGAACTTCTCGGAGATTCAGCTTGCTTATTTTTCCGACTCCGCAGACAGGGTCCGTGGTAAGTCCGGAAATAGCATGTACCTGGATGAGGTACAGGACATGCTTTATGATGCCATGGTTGACGCCGAAGAGTGTTTGTCTGCCGCCAAGAGTCCGAAGTTTAATTATGCCGGTACTTCGAAGACCATGGGTTCGGCATTGGAGTATTTCTGGTCTTTATCCACGCAAAAAGAATGGATTATAAAGTGCCCGAGCTGCAAGAAGTGGAATCGGCCCTACAAGGATATAATCGGTGAGAAAGGGATTGTCTGTAAATCCTGTAATTCTTTGCTGGATCCGTTTGACGGCGTATGGCATTCGTTTTGCGGTAAGGACGCCGACCCAATAGTCGATGGATATTGGATTCCGCAGATTATTCTCCCCATGCACTGCATGCAGGATGAGAAGTGGCAGCGGCTGCTGGAAAAGAAGAATACCTATCCGGAGTACAAGTTTTTAAACGAGGTTATGGGCCTTCCCCTGGGTGAAGGTGAAAAGACAATAACCGAAGAACTCGTAAAGGGTATGTGTATTGATAACCTGCCTATGTACGAAAAGAAGTGCCCGGAGAATTCTAAAAACGCAATGTTTATAGCTGCCGGGATTGACTGGGGCGGGGGCGGAGGAAACGGTACCAGCCGTACTGTTTTATCCGTTTATGCTGTTTATCCTGAGAAAAAGAAATTCATAAAAATTTACGGCAAGATATACGAAGCAGGTGAGCCGAGCAAACACATCGAAGACATGGCTTTCAGGCTCAGACGGTTCGCGCCAAGTATGGTTTTTGGGGACCACGGAGGAGGCAACTTCGCCATGAGCCAGTTGAAGTCCCTTATGCCGGATGTGCAGATAATACCGGTAATGTATACTGATCAAAGCAGCCCGTATAAATGGGATGAAATGGCCGGGAGATACACGGTTAACCGCACGGTAATGATAGATTCCTTTCTCCTGGATATAAAGCATGGCCTATTAAAGACTTTTAGATGGTCCGAGTTTAAACCTTTCGCGGACGACATGCAGAATGTGTTTGAGGAAATAATAGGCGAGGACAGGGGTAAGCCCAGACGTGTCTGGCGCAGATACCCGACAAAGCCCGACGACTCCCTTCATAGTATGGTATTTGGATGGTTTGCCTGTAGGGTGCTAAGCGGGTACCTGGATTTTACGGCGTCCACACCATCCAGTTTTTAATTCTTACGTAGCTAAAAAAATAACCCCGTGCATTACATTTAATTGTAATACACGGGGTTTTCGTTTGGGCTATAAAAATTCTGGATCTTGCCGGACTCAGTCCGTCGCAGCTCGGGTTCTGGAGAGCACAGCTCGGAAGAACTGAGCTGCGACTGACTCAAAAATTATGAGAGGCTTTTGCCCCTCGAAACTTATTTAAGCTTCAGGAAAATTCATAACCCAAACAAAGATTTTGTCTAATTTTCTCAACGTACCCAGGAGGGGGCACGTACATGCACAGCTTTCTTATTTCCTCGCAGAGGAAAGGTTATAACGAAGGGCTTTTGCCCTTCCGAAACCCAAAGAAGTTTCACAAAATTAGAACAAAATCAGAGAATCAGAGAGTTAGA